ATCAGTGACCGGCTATGTGGTTGTTGTCTCGCAATGCTTCTGGCACGCAACCAGAAATTATGCAGGTACCATTCGCGTGAAGATTTGGCTAAGCTAATGTGATAATCTGAGGCCTGCACCACATTAGATGTTGACAGTAAGTAGAGTTTTTGTTAGTATGTGTTTGTTCGTTCTTAGAGAAATGCCGTGACAGAGTGATCACGTTTTACTTTTCGGACGGAATGTGCCCTGGTAAACAACTACGGGGCGGGAGTAGGAGTGAGAAGGATAAAGTCCTTGAAGACTGGAAAGTATGTTGTAGCGTCCAGTTGGAGAGAGCAACACGACAGAACATAGTCTAGAAAAGCGTGTTGTATCCGTTAATAACGGATGAGTCGTTGATAATGTACTAAGCGGCCACTTGGTAAGTTTGAGACTCTGACTGATTAATCCCCTCATGTTTGAAACTCGGAGGCCTTGACAGCCACCCGGCATTTCTCTAAGATCGAATGATTGTAGACGCTAAGGTTTAATTTGACCTCAGAAGTGAAAACCAATAAAGATTGTTGGTGATAGTATCTTCGATTACGAGACGATTTGAAAGGGTCGGTTCTACATTTGTTTTTATACGGGAGTAGCTCAGTGAAAGAGCGTCTGGCATCAGGTCAGAAGGTCGGTGGTTCAAGTCCATCCTTCCGTGCCAATTATGGAGGGCTTCCTAAGGGTATGGGAGCTAAGTGCGCTAGAGGTGCAACCTCCACCAGTTTTTGATATAGACAACGACGATGATGATCTTACCTGTATTTGGAGAAATTTAATTTCTTCTTAGTACACCAGTGTTCCGACAGGTAAGGGAGACGTCTTTTAAACGTCTATATGTGGGTTCAAATCCCACCTGGTGTACTAAGAAGAAATTTTTTCTTTACAGTATTATAATTAGCACCTCTTGGACTTTTTCCTTGTGCAATAAGATATTGACGAATAGAAGGATATCCTTCTATTTCAATTTTCTTGGTGTTCTTTCTACGTCTTATATTTCTACCTCTCCATGTATCTGTTTGTGAATGACAATTTGGGCATAGAAATTCCACATTTTCTCTTGTGTTATTATGATGATTACCATCCTTATGTTCAAATTCCAATGTAATTGGTTTACCTAACCAAGTGTCATTATGACATTTATTGCACCTATTTTCTTGATCTCTTAATACCTGTTCTTTAAGTTCTTTGACATATGATAATGGATTTCTTTCTCGTCTTTTTGCATGTTCTATTTTCCATTTAAGACCATCCATTAATCTTTTATGTTCCATTGAACAAAATTTCTTTTGTTTTCTGCTAAGTATATTATAACAACCATCAATTCCACAATAACAATTTTTATTATCTAAATCCTTTAGACGTTGGAAATTGTTGACTCTGGTGGAACAACTATTGCAGCAATATTTTGGATTTCTTGTGTTTTTGTTGCATTCTTGGTTCATACATTGATGTGGTTGTCTCATTATTTGACTTTCATTTTTTGTTATGTTAGTATTTACCATACTAAATAATTGATCAAAAGTCAATTGGATATTATAAATAGGATTTCCGGCACGATGTAATGGTGCCGCCAAGAACGTCGGTCAGATATGGCCGATTGGATCGCTCAGGTGGTCCTAGGTTCTTGGACAAGTTTTGCGGTAGCTTACGGATGTTTGTCTAGGTCGAAAGACTAAATTTCGGAGTGTGAAGGAAGCACGGTGGTCTTTTAGACGACCAGAATCGGATCGTTACCGGTCGAAATTTTCCGCAACTAAATAGACAACCGTAGTGTGAAGAACACGTAAATCGGATGAATTTTTGGCATTGAGTGTTTGGGAAAGTATGATATCTGACTGCACTGGTTGATGCATTCCAGACGGTCTAACTCAACTATCACCGTTGGTTATCATGGTACATGGTGGAAATGGTATACACGCACGTTTTGAAGACGGGCGCTCGAAAGAGATTGCAGGTTCGAATCCTGTTGTACACTGTGACGATCCATTCACTTGATTTTTGTTGCTCTTTCGTCTAACGGCAGGACCGGTGCCTTTGACTCACCAGATTGAGGTTCGAATCCTTGAAGAGCAGCCAATTCTCGTTTTAAGGTAAGGGTTTTCCTCAGCGTTAAAAATCCTTCCAACAGGATTATACTCTCGTCGTCTAGTGGCTAAGGCGCGCGCTTGATAGGCGTGAAAACGGGGATCGAAACCTCGCGGGAGTACCAATTTAAGAGGTATATTATGTCTGATAATAGCAGTAGTTCTAGTAGCGGTGGTATTGGTGTTTTCGGTTTGCTTGGTGTTGCATTCGTTGTTCTCAAGCTGACTGGATATATTGATTGGTCTTGGTGGTTAGTCACTCTACCATTTTGGGGTGGATTGGCTTTTGTTATTGCCTTTCTACTGATTATCTTCCTCGGTGCGGTTTTCTTAGAAATGAGAAAATAAGTAGTCTCTCAGGTGTTGCAGGCGGCACAAGACTGTGGTATAGTTTAGGGCGCGTTTCGATTACGCGGAGAGGCACATAGACGGTGGATTTCCCTAAGTAAGCATAGGTAAGACTTGCTTAAAGGAAATCCACCGTGTTCTATACGATTTATAAGATAACTAATAAAATTAATGGAAAATATTACATTGGTAAACATCAAACTGAAAATTTAGATGATGGTTATTTTGGTTCTGGTAAATTAATCAAAAAAGCCATTAAAAAATATGGCATAGAAAATTTTATTAAAGAAATCTTGTTCGTGTATGATAATGAACAAGAAATGAATGAGAAAGAAAAGGAATTAGTAACCTTAAGAGAAGATAGTTATAACCTTTGTCCTGGTGGACAAGGTGGATTTGGTTATATTAATAAAATAATATCGAAAGATGATAGATCAAAATATGGTAAAATTGGCGGCATCAAAATATCCACAGAAATTCAAACAAAAGGATTGTTCTTCAAAAATCTTACCAACAAATTTTCTAAAGGAAATCCATACCGATTTACTAAAGAAAATAATTACATGGCAGGTAAACAACATTCCTTAGAAGTGAAGAAAAAAATTGGTGAAGCGAATTCTTTACATCAGTCTGGTAAAAAGAATTCTCAATATGGTACTTGTTGGATATATCATCCACAACTAGGTAATAAGAAGATTGACAAAGAAGAACTAAATAAATATATTGAATTGGGCTATATTAAAGGCCGTCAAAAGTGGTATTAGAGTTTGTAGAATGAGATTTGCTCCATCCGGACGATCAAGGTGAACGTGCTCGCCTGTTAAGCGAGATTAAGACAGGTTCGATGCCTGTGGATGGAGCTAATCTCATTCAATAATTTTGGAGTTGTGATGAATAAGTTGTTGAATGCCTTTGAACGTTGGATGTGCGAATATCCACCCCTGTTGGATGACACCAAGGATATGAATGAACGTCCTGGTGGTTTTTGGACCTATCGTGCGAAGAAAGCATATCCACCTGGTCGCGGTCCAGAAAAATATTGGGATGATTTAGAAAAGAATGCCTAGTGGTCTCGGGTACCAATCTGGTCTCATAAGCTGGATGTGATTGGTTCAAATCCAATACGAGGCACCAAAATTGCGGAAAGACTACCATGGATGTCGTCACAGGGACCGTGACCTTGCGCGTTGAGGATAGACTGTTGACCCGCAATAGTATTTGTGTATAATTTGCCAAGTTCGCATAGCGGCGATTGCAGCACTTTTGTAAAGTGCCATTCCACATCGGGGGTTCGAGTCCCTCACTTGGCTCCAATTAATGTTGACCTTGTGACTATGCCGGTGGAAGTTGATAGCCCCATAGATATGGAAGAATCAGCGACTCAAGGAAGCCGTCAACATTGACAAGATTTTGTATTATGGTATAAATAGATCATGTTTAGAGTTTTAGTTAGTTGGGCAGTTATTGCAGCTTTTATATTGGGATTGATGGATTGGGCGTATGATCTATCTGAACGTTACAATCAACCAAACCCAAATAGAGCAGTAATTGTGGTTCCAAAGGAGCCAATAAAATATTAATTGTAATGCGGGTGTTCTCCTGGGAGAGGACATTGCCTTCCAAGCAATTGAAGAGGGTTCGAATCCCTTCACCCGCTCCATTATTTCTGAAGTGATGTTAAATAAAATAGAATGTCAAAAATTATATGACCAAGGTTTCTCTTTAAAAGAGATTGCAGAAAAATTTGGTACCTATAAATTGAAGATTCAAAGACTTGGTCTGGATATTAGGACAAGTCATGAGTCAAGAGAATTTCGTAATAACCACAAGTTAACAACGGAACAAAAGAAAAAATTATCATTGATAGCCATCAAAAGAGGTTTTGGTGGTACAAACAGAAGAAAGACATTTCTATACAAAAATGTTATTTTGGAAAGTTCTTATGAATTGAAAGTGGCTAAAGAATTAGATAATAATGGAATTTTGTGGGAACGACCCAAAAGATTTCATTGGATTGATAATTTTGGAATTAAGCACCATTATACGCCAGATTTTTATCTTCTAGATTATGATCTATATCTTGATCCCAAAAATGATTATCTAATTAAAAAAGATAAAGACAAAATTGAAAGAGTTCAAAACCAAAACAACATAAAGATATTTGTTATTGATAAGTATCATTTGACGTGGAAAGATATTTCTGTTATAATAGGTAAATCTTAAATAGAGGTGTATTGTGATGGTATTTCTTGCTTGGATTGTTGTTGCTTTTGTCATTATCGGAGGTGCCCTTGCTATGATGAAGGGTTTCAATAAGGGTCCAGACTATTCGTCTGAAACCGACGGTAAGGTTCTGGATACTTCTGACAATACCTGGAAGACACCAGAAGAACTGATGTCGTCTGCTAATTCTTTTACGCAAATTGTAAATTCGGTTCAATAAGTTTGAATGCCGCTTTGGCTGTGATGGTTCAAGCACCGCGCTGAAGACGTGGATATCTCGGTTCGATCCCGAGGGGCGGCTCCATTTTCTATGAGGTTAAAATGGTAATTGTTGGTCTAGTTTTGATTCTTGGCATTCTTGGTTGGATCGTATATGAAAAGATTGTCAAGAATGAAAGGATTGCAGCACAAGTAATTCGTGAACGTGAATTGGATGAAGAAGTTGTCCGAGATAGGGTTTATGATCCGGTACTGAATGATATTGTTTTGGATCGTGTCAATAAGCTTCGTGTCTACAATGGACGTACTCCATTGACAATGGAACAAGCAAAGTAT